AATTTATCATTATAATTTGTTTCCTCTTTTATAATAGTATACATCATTTTAAGTTAAAAGTAAAGGACAAAGTTCCACAATCCCAAAAACGGTCATATCCATTTTTTTCTAAGTTCTTCCAAGCTGACAAATTTGCATCAAATATTGGTAATATATTAGGAAGTTTATGTTTTTGATAGACGTGTCTGGTTTCTATAGTAGTTCCATTTTTACTGGTATAAAAAACATTTGGACCAGATGTAGAAACTTTTTCCATATTGTTAGTAGAATATGCATTCCCCGTTGAATATCTGCGATTTGCATATGTTATGACTGAACCAGATATATCAGTTATGTTTGATAATAATTTAGAGATACCACCTATTACTATAGTGTTTTTCTTTGTAGCAAGGCGAATCAATTCAAAATCATATTTTTTGTTATATCTACTTTTCGAAATTATGATACACTGAACTAACTCATCATCATAATATAACCCATATTTATGTTTACCACCAACAAATCCCTCTAAATGATTTTCTTCCATAAACTTTCTTGCTTCAGGCGTAGATACAGTGGCAAACCTACATTTTCTTGCATATAATTTAAAAGAAAATCCTAGTCTATTAATAATCATACTTTTCCATATACTTTTTTTAACATCATTGATCCACTCGTGATCTGAAATATGCAATAATTTTATTCCTAATTTTTCACATGCATTTGTTTTGTCTAAATGATAAGAATATCCCCGTCCCTTAGATTCCGTATGATAATATATGCCATTATATTCAATAGCCAATTTATGATCTGGAATGTAAATATCAATTTCTTTTGGATAAATTACTGATCTTGATCCTTGAATAGTAGATACACCAAGATCAGTAATAAAATTATTTATTTCTAATTGTGCATCACTAGTATGTTGATTTATTATGTTAATTGGTATATTATAATTTGCAAAATATTTACCAAGGTTGCTACTAGAAACTCCTAGTTCATTTGCTATAGCATTAACTGTTTTAGTTTGTTGCTCGTTTCGTAACCATTCTGGATCATTTAATTTAGCCAAAACAATAGGATCATAATAGTTAAATTTTCTGGTTGTTGCAATTTTTTCCATAATGTTAGGATTTTGTGTTGCATATTCAAACCCATATCTCTCAAGATTTGTTTGTTTAATTTTATCTTTGATTTCTGACAAACTGGCTGCAAATTCACTACCATATCGTTCCAAACAAGTTTTTTTCATTTTATCTCTGCATTCAGTAGTGGATGCAAAATGATCAACACCATATCGTTCAAATGTAGTTGATTTCATTTTTTCTTGTATTTCAACGGATTGTGCAGGATAATTAACCCCGAATTTAGCTATATTAGCGTTCTGTGTTAATTCTTTGAATTCTGTGGTTTGACTATAATGTTCCACTCCGTACTTTTTTAATGATGTTGCTTTTTGTTTTTCTACAAACTCTTTGGTTTGTGTATGATGAACACCATTGTTATTTTCTATAGAAGTTTGTTTTGCAATCTCTGCTGTCCCGATCCCAGTACATTTTTTACTACAAAATTTTCTATATTCTCTTTTATCTGGATGCCATGATAAATTATTTTGACATACTGGACATAGTGGAATTATCATAGAATTACATTCCAAATGCCATAACATTTGACGAGCATTTGTTATGGCATTTGGAAAACAAACATTACCGAATACACTATTAACTATATGGTCAATTTTTAAGTGACTACGATTGGCTAATTCTACCAATACTTTTTTTTCTAATTCGGTAAGCTTGTTGTTCATGTTTTATCCGTTAATACCAAAGTCTTTTTGTTCTTGTTCTAATTTAATATCATAGTCTGCTTTTCTTGCATTTTGCTGACTTTCTTCATCATTTAACTGCCTAGTGAAACTAGGAAGATATCCATTATCTTGTAATAAATCGTCTCTTATATTTTGTGTTCTTTTCTCAGAATTCAATACCCCAGTAAAAGAATTGCTTAATGAAGTTGTATAATAAGCAAATGGATTTAAACTTTTGCTTTCATCGAAATATAAACCAATTTGTGCCAACTGAACCAGTGCTGTACTACGCATTTCGTCAATATAACTATTTCCTGTTAAATATACTGACCCATTTCTTCTAGCAACAAATGATCCATATTCTGTTTGGGGGCACCATACTGTTCCATTATATTCTACTGTTGGTATATTTGGATGAAATTCTTTTCCTTTGCCAACATGCATTTTGTTATTTTGCTTCCCGCCATTAAAATTAAGATTTTCACAATTTGTTTTATTCTTTAGGTCTGAAAATACAGTAATATTGGTAAATTCTACTGGTTTTCCAAATGCAAGTTGTGAACGTTTGTGTGTTTGTGTACGAAGCCCCATCATTGCACATAGCATTTGAAAATAATCACAATGTAATTTATTTTTTTGTGTATATCTTTTTAGATTAGAACTTGTTCTCCAACCGTCGCCATCTATCAACGTATTAAGCAATAATTCATGCTGTTCAGTTGATATAGACAATAAAAAATCAGCATTCATATTTTTTTCTGCTAATATATTGGTAATTTGTTTAGAAGATTCTTTCCAAATATAAAAACATTGATTTTTTCCTTTTGATCGTTCTGTAAATTTATAATTTAAATTTGTTAAACAATTACGAATTCTATCAGCATACACTCCTTGGTTTTGCCATATTCGTATAGCTTTTATTTCTTTTTTTGTAAATTCATAATTACCTTCTGTGACTATCCAACCAATTAATTCAACAAGATCATTCGAGTATTTTGTATTATTTGTTTCAATTTTATTTCCCATTAAAATTATTTTATCTTTTTCAAGAAGTTCTTCTACTTTTACTAATCCTCTTTCAGTAACTAATTTATGTTCTGGGGTAACTAACATATTAAGTCCTTGCTTATTGGTTATACTATGCATTTTTCCAGAATAATTGTCTTCATAAATTGATAGTATTTTTGACCATACCATATTTTCATCTTTATATGATAATATAATATCATCGGTTGTGATGTCCTTATATGATAACCACCCTCGTTGCGTCAATGCTTCTGTGATTTCATCTACACAATACCCACGCCAATTTCCACGCATACTATATCGACTAACTAACAGTATCATCATGCTACCTAGCCTATTCGTCATTTTGCCTTTTGTTAATGAAAAACTACCAGTGTCTAAATCTCCTGCCCAATGTGATCTAACTACTTCTACTAATTCATTGTTAATATAAACAAAATGTTTGAATGGTGGAAAATTGCATCTGATATGTCCATCCGCCACTGTTTTTGGGTTTGGCTTTTTTGGGTTTAACGGAATATGATCATGCGTCATTAATCTTATTACGATATCGGAATTGGTAATAGTATCTGGATTTATTGTATAATCTGCTAACTTTGGTTTGGTATTTTTTAAACCATCAGAATCTTCCCATATTTTATGATCTTTATCAAATTTTTCAATAGAAAGACGCTTTGCTCTATTACTACATGCTTGTAATAATGTTTCTTCATTTAATTCGTTCATGTCTCTTATTATTAAGTCATACATGCCATATTTTTGATCTTTTACCCAAGAATATGAAATTTTACTTTTATGTATTTCTTTTAGTAATTCTTTATTGTTTAGATAATTTTTTTTCTCCATGAGAGTTCCTTTTCTTATACTATATCAAATAATGTACAAAAAGTCAAGCATTTTTGTTTCATAAATAGTCATATAATATACTTAGGAGAAATTATGGCAGATAATCGTGCACGTCTTAAACTTAAAGGTGATGGATATAGTATTCCTTTATCTGGTCCCGCATCAGTATTGAGTAGTAAAAAAGGAATAGTATTTCCATACACCCCAGTAATAACTTCTTCTATGACTACTGAATATAGTCAATACGATCTAATCCATAGTAACTATCCTATTCAAAGTTTTGTAAGACACAGACCAGGTAATATAAATATAACTGCACAATTTGTTAATCAAACATTGGAAGATTCACGATATACTGCTGGAGTTTTGCATTTTTTAAGTGTGGTTATGAAAATGCACTTTGGAACTCAAGATACTAATGCCGGAACACCGCCACCATTGTTAGAATTTTCTGCATATGGGTTGACTAATTTTAGTCGTGTTCCAGTATTTGTTAGTACTTTTTCTACAACTTATCCAGACGATGTAGATTATGTTTCGTTCAACGTGAATACAACAGGTAGAACTGACGAGGCTGGTTCGTATAATATAAATCTACCAGCAATGATGTCAATAACTATAGAATTATTACCACATTATCCAGCCAATATGCAAAATACATTTGATCTTACTACTTTTGCAAATGGTAATCTTTATTCAGCAGGATTTATTTAATGGCAACGCAATATAAAAATAACAGTGTATATAAAAACACAAAGTTAAGAAAATATTATTTGGATATATTCGAACCCCCAATAATGTCTAATTTAGAAAATTATAATACTATTACATTAGAATCAAAATATAATTATAGACCAGATTTATTAGCATATGATTTATATGGGCAAAGTGAATTATGGTGGATTTTTACATTTTATAATAGAGATACAATAAAAAATCCAATATATGATTTTAAAACAGGAACACAAATAAAAATACCAAAAAATATATCAGATATAGGATTTTAACAGTGAGCTATTTACCAAACCCTTTGAATAATTATTCAACTTATTCCTATAATATTGCATTATATATGGTTAATCCAACAAAAGTCGGTAACATAAATGATTTGTCTAACAAAATATTAATTGCTGATAATTCAAAAATAGCAAACTATAATATACAATCTGTTGAACAAATACATACTGTAGGAAATGATATCGTAAGAGCATCATATGCGAATAGATTTGATATAACAATAACAGAACCGAATGGAACTACATTTTTTAGCAAAATAGTAATGTCGGCACAGGAGTTACAGATATACAATCATATATCTGCAATGTATATAATTGAAATAACATTTCCTGCAAGAGACAATCAAAATAAACCAACTAGATATCCTTCTAAATTTTATTATCCAGTAACTTTTGTTACAGTGACTGCAAATATAGATAAAGGTGGTAGCACCTATAATATAGTTGCATATGAAAATTCTACTACAGGATATAGTTACTTAAATGTAGTTTCAAAATCAACACTTTCTATAACAGGAAGTACAGTTGGAGAAGTTATAACAGAACTTAATAATGCATTAAATCGTGCAGAAGAAATAAGTTGGATAACTGATATTAATACACAACACAAAAATGAATATGAAATAACATTTGATGCCGATACCAAAGATTGGGAACGCTGGCCTATAGAATCTGCTGGTGAAAAAATAAATTCAGATTATATAAGTACAGATGGTGACAAAATAATATTTAACATGATCTATGGAACAGATATAACAGAATTTATCGGGATCATATTAAAATCAACGGTCGAAGGTAAAAAAATACCAGCATATAGTGGTGGCACTATTCGTGCAAATCCAAGTGAGCCAGCTACTAGTGGAGCATCTAAAATTCCATATACATACAAAGTTATTTCAAATATAACAAATACCCAATATGATTTTTTAAAAAACGATTATGCTAAAAAAATAAATTATAAAATAAAAAAACATTTAGCTACAAGTTTAATAGTTGATCCAGCATATGTCGTACAATCAGTAGGAAAGCCTGCCGAACAACAAGTTAGAATATCTAGCTTAAGAGATTCTGGAATGCTTCGTAAAAGATACGATTATTTATTTACTGGTCGCAATACAGAAGTGATAAATTTAGATATGAAATTGCAAAATACATTTTATACAATGACACCAGTATATGGTGGACAAATTAATGATCCTATTCAAAATGCAACACAGGGAAATACCCCTACCGCAATACAAGAAAAAATAAAAAATATGTCCGAATTAAAAAGTAGAATTGTAGAATTTTCCAGAGCAATATCTTCCCGAATTGATCCATTTGTTAAAAGAGAATTAGAACGACAACTTGAAAATGCCAAACAAGAATTCCAAACAATGTTTGTTCCAGAAGATATATTGTCATGTAAATCTCCTATTATGCCATGTCATCCAGATAAGTCGGCACAAGCAACAACATCAGGACCAAATACCAATTCAAATGAGAGTAGCGAACTTATGATGGGTGCAGTTAATGCAAATATTCAAAATAGTGGTGATTTACTAGAAATAGAAATAAATGTAAAGGGAGACCCATACTGGTTGGGAAAACCAAATAGTTTTTATTCTTATAGTATAGCAGATGATTTGGCAGATTATGAAATTGGTGGAAATATGTTTTATCTACGAGTTAATTTACCAACAAACGAAACAGCTAATGGAAGAAGGCTAGTTCAACCAGACTTTACATTAACTGGTGTATATCGCGTAATAAATATAATATCACAATTTAGAAATGGCATGTTCACTCAATTTTTAAAAGCGTATAGAGATACGAGCATACAACCTGAACTAGTTTTGTCAGAGTTAGAAAATAATAATAATAAAACTAAACCATATTCAGAACCAATTGTTGGCCCACGATGATAGGAACAATATAAATGGCATCAACAAAAAACACATATAACAAAAAAGTAAGAGACAATTATAATCAGAATATTAATACCAATGGTATCAATATTCCAGCAGGAATATATTTAGGTATAGTAGTTTCAAACATAGACCCCCAACCAGAATTGGGGCTAGGCAGAATTAAAGTTCATATAAGTAGTTTATATTCTCCAATTACCCCAATGGGAATGACAGGTGCTTCTAGTTCTACTAATTCAAGTGCAACGCCAAGTCAGTCAAGTAATCCAAATATTAGTGCAACCGCAGAAGAATTTTTAGGTGCAGTTTGGTGTCTTAGAATTACTCCATTTGGCGGAACATATACAGATGGTGGAAACCAAATGTCTAGTGGTATGTTTTATCCTGCCCCAGATATTGGTAATCGTGTGGTTGTAGCGTTTTCTGGCGACTTTGACAAAGGTATTATTTTAGGAGTAATACCAAATCGTGTAGAAAACATGGCTGGTCCTACTGCAAAACAAACAACAGAAGGAACTATTACTGCTGCATATGATATTCCTAATACTAGAACAAGAGAAGGAGAAAAAGCACCAGAGCATCCGCAAGCAACTGCATTGCGAGAACAAGGATTAAATGATGATTCTATTCGCGGCCCAAGTCAATCAAATCCTTTACGAGATTCTAATGCAAAAATAGTTGCTATTAGTTCTCCAAAAGGTCATTCTATGACA